GATCCGATACCTGCCGCTAGTGGGATCATCGAGGCATACTTAGCACCGAGTTTTTTAGCCTCTTCTACTGGCAGATTAGGCTTCATCTTTTGAACAGCCGCTACTGCTAAATCTGTGACCTGTGGCAAACGCGACATGTCGTTCAGAATGAACGCGACGTTATTCGCCGCTCCACGAATACCACCGGCAATCCCATTGAGGCTGAACCCAACAGCGAAGTCTTCAATCGCCTGACCAGCTTGATATGCGTTGTTGCTCAAGTTGTTGAACGAGCTTCCTATCTTCTGAAGATCTTGCTGCTTTTCTTTTAGATCTCCTCTTGCGCCACCGCCCGTCGCAGATCCGCCGAGTTCGCCAAGACCCGTATTATCAAGTGGTAACTTGAGTTTAGCTAAAGCGTCTTTAGTGCTGTCTGTGACTCCGTTCAGCCTGATCAACGCTGCGATGTATGCCAGAAGTTTTGCTTCACTACCATCAAATGCCTTATCAGCAGCCTGCAATGCTGCTTCCAGTATTTTTATATCTCCAGCACTTTTAAGAATCGATTGCCTGTCTTGCGATGATATGCCTTGAACTGCCTGCTGACGTAACGAAGCCCCAACGTCAGCTTCGACTTTTGTCTGTATCTCTTCTGTTTTAAGCTGATCAAATGTCGCTTGCCGTCCGGTTTTTTCAGTTGTTACTGCGTTTGCTTTGATTCGTAGAAGATCAATCTCCGCTGACAATCTTTTGATGTCTGCGGTTGCGGCATTCACGTCGATCAGGTTGTCAGCGCCAAGTCCCTGAGACAGCTTCAATTTTGCTACGTCAATCTGCTGGTTCAAGACCTTAAACTGATCGTTGAGGTCATCATCGCCTGCTGCAGAGATCGACTTGCCTGCGCCTTTGATGCCGAGCAGGGCCGCTGCTGAACTTGACTTCTGTTCCCGGAATAAAAAGCTTTTGTCCTGACTCGAACCCCTCTGAGCGTCCAGTCCTGCTAGCTCCTTAGCGGCATCTGTGCTGTCTCTCAGGATTTTTAATTCTTGGTATCTAAGTTCGTTGATTTTGACGATTGCGTTGGTCTTTGTTGTGTCGTCGTCTGTCGTCTCGAACTTCCTTTGTTCATAGACAACTTGAGACGACAATGCCTGCAATCTGTTTTTCAGATCCGTGTCGTTCGCAATGCGAACATCGATCGAAAGAATCGCCTTCTCTCTTTCAAATGCTTTGACTGCAAGCCTGAGTTGTTTTTGCAGATCCGCAGCGTTTGAACCGCCGCCGCCACCACCGCCACCGCCGCCGCCACCGCCACCGCCACCGCCACCACCACCACCACTTGCTTGACCTGCTTTTACAGGAACGACCACGGGAGCCATGTTGATGAAGCGCTCGCGGACTTTCGTCATCACATCATCGATGAGTTTGTCGAAGTCCTGGTCGAACCGGGGCTTCACATTGACGAATACATCAAGCAGTGAGTCGTCATCAGCCACGGAAATTCGCTCCCAGTGCGAGGTATGCCTCTACCAGTGTCAGGCTCATTGCGTCGGACAACGTCATTCCGCTGTTCCTCGTTACCGCAATCGCCATCATCTTATAGCGATTTCCGCTCACTTCATCCACCGGAACCTTTGGCTCGGGTGCGATTTTCATTGTTCCTGCGTGCCCGGCGGGCTCTGCTCGCCGCTCGGGCCATCGGAGTTTTTTAGGTTGTTCGTTTCGTCCGTGGCGTGCAACGCAACCTTCAACTCAACCTTCTCTTCAGTAGTCGCTGACTCCCAGATCGCGTTCACACGCGCGAAGCCGGCCTGAAACGTCTCTGGGACTTTCTTCGACGCTGCAGGAATGCACTTCCACAGACCGTACAGAAAGCCTTCATCCGACTTGTCGAAGCAGATCTCTTCCTCGATCGATACTGATGATGACTGCGAATACACAGTCTTCATCGCGAGCGAGACGAGGATCTTGTAGTTCTCCTCGTCGAGCTTCGGGGGGAACCCCTGAATCAACGAATATGGAGTAGCCCTTCGAGCCTTGATGAAGTCCACCTTCTGGACGTAGTCCAGAAGGTATTTTGGCTTCACCACAATGTCTTTTCCGCCGATAGACACAGTGATCATTTATCGGTCCATTAAATTAAGTGTTTTGTGGCGTCTGACATGCTGGACTTGTAATCCATCGCAAAATATCGAAACCGTAGTTCGTTACCACTGGCTGATTACCAGCTATGTCGAAAATAATCGGCACACTTGTGATTCGAATCACCGCCTCGAAATAATAAGCAGCATCACCATCGCTCAAAGCTACATTTCCATCTGCGTCCCAAATGTTGTTGCAGAACAATGCCCATCGAATCCTATGAATTGCGTTTGCACACAAAATGTTAGGCTCAACTCCGCTATGACACGCAATTGCCAAATTCCCTGACCGTGCTATCTGTCCGCATGCTGAGATCTCAGCACCGTCACTCGACGATGTCACCAACTTTGGTGTGTTTGCTGTTTCAGTGATCCCAATCAAAGTTACATGTGGAATCAAATCCCATGACTCAGCCTCCGATCCTGCGTTTGTATCAAGCAGAACACAAGCGGCAGTTGGACAACATAAATCAAGACCGGCAGTAAAGGGCATTTTAAATCTCCATTAAACCGATACAGATACTGAATCGGAAGCCACTAAATTGTATGAACCTCGGAACAACAAACTGAAAACCACTTCCTTGTCGGCCGCCTTGATTGAGAGCGTCGGTGTCCCCTGAATACAAAAGCAACCACAAACACCTAGGTCAGTACACCGACTTCCGTATAACCATGTTCTAACCAGATCACGGTAGTCTCTCGCCATCTGAGGTTTCGACGAATCGAAGTATGCCTTGATGTCGATTGACCAGATAGTTTGTATTCCGGAACTCGTTCTAAGACCAGCAGTTTCGCTTGCTTTTAGAACTACATACGGAACACAGTTCTCGCATTTTCTTTGATCAATGAAATGGTTTTCCGTCTTGATTGGAGTACATGTCAATGATCGCAGCGCGTCAAGAATCGCCGTCTCGATGCAACACGACATTGTCTTCCCTCACTGCTATGATGTTTTCGATCTTAGCGCCGTAATTTTCAACGACAAGTGCTTCTGCCACTTCCGGAGAATATGTTTCGACTTTGATCGGTGTGCCACAACCGTAGACGACGTAGGTCATTCTGCTTCCTTGAATCCTTTTTTTGCTGCCATAGCCATCTGAGATCTGTTCTCTCGAAACAATGTGTACACCCATGGTCTCCCATTACCGTCGTGCCAAAGAAGATAGTTCTTACTTCGGTCAACGACATGGCTTTTACGGAATCCTACAAATCCCTCGATAGTTCCGAAATGCCCACTCGCTCCACCTTCAATGTAATTTGACAGAAAGTCGCTGCCAACTCCTTGATCCCTAGCAAAACCTTGTGCTGTCGTATTGTTCGCTTCACCGTACCCATTCAGAGGCCCAAATCCTCCTGGCTTGTGACCGGCGTATGCATGCGGAATCTCTCCGATATTCGAATGCGGTGGAGCTATGTTCGCCTGTAGTCCATCCCTGTAGCTGGCAGACAAAGAAACAGCCGCTGCCCGAATGCATTCCTCTAACTTCCTGTCCAACTTCTCCTTGATCTTCTCGCTATGATCAACGAACGTCACAGAGGACATTTTCTGCCTCCAATCCGACTAAATACGGAACAAAGACGCCGTTATCAGTCACTCGTGTGATCCGGTACATACCAGACTTGTCCTTCAGTCGGTGGTTCGCCGATGGACGAACTGATAGAGGCCATCGCACCAGTGATCCTGAGAATGTGTAGATGAGATCTCGTGAGTCGTTTCGCGTCTGGAGAGTTCCGCTTTGCGCCGTAATCTTTCCTTTGACTCGCCCCACTCTCTTGTATCGCACCACGTCATCGCATGTCTCACAGTTGGCGCAATCGAGTTCAAGCACATCTACATTCTCCAGCAACTGGAAACATGCCGATACTGATCTCACATGCATGACCTTGACACAGAACGACACTAAATCAGTCACCGAATAGATGACCCATTCCGTGTCGTCTGAATCCGTGATCGTTCCGCCAATGCCTACCTCGACAGAATTCTCCAATGTCGAAATCCTGAAGACCTTGTCGGCCGGATGGATTCCTTCCTGCACGTTTGCCGATGACATTTGAATCCCGCGCGAACGTGCATGGTAAAATACCGTCTGCACGTCGCAATAATCCAACGTCACCGTCTCGTAGTCGCAAAACGACGTTAACCAGTCTTCACAGGCACAAAGCGTGTCATCACAGCATGATTCTGAGCTAGAGTGACTCACCTGCGATACCTCCTCTGCTCTCTGACAGCAGGTACTGTGCGGCATACAGTCCCAACGCATGTCACAGGTGTGACGCATGGCACATGAATGAACTCGTAAAGCTCCCCATCAGATCCACACTTCTTCGAAGTGTAAAGATCTCGGTACATGTTCATCACGTCAACCTTGGCTTGCAGACCAGCAGTCCCGTCGCGGGTCGTGTCGCCTTCCTTCCATATTTGCGTGTCACAACTGGCTGCTGCGATCTCTTCAGCGAGCTCGCATAGTTTCTGTTCCAGTTCCACACATGAAAGACAGTCGGCCACGATCAAACCTCCACAAGATGCTTATGCTTTCCGGTTACCTGGCTCTCCTGTAGGAACAAAGTAAAGTCCCTGTGCATCTCTGCTTCGTCAATCGCCTTGCAAAGAGGCCAAAGAGCTTCCTTGTCCAACAGGCATCGGGCTGACCTGTACGCGAAAGATTCTATGTACAAATCTTTCGCGTCTTTCTCAGACAGAGAACTGTCTGATTTAATAATCTTTGTCATCCCACCGGGCATACGCAATGCCCATATCTTCGAAATTCCAGCAGCCATTTTCAATCTCCACCCTTCGTTAAACAGAAAGAGCGGCGGCGATCACTCGCCGCCGCTCTCTAACAACTCACGCTTTTCAATTTATTAGATCGAGTCTGACTCAGATCCAGTGATCCACATTGCTTTTTGTGGATCCTTGATCCAAGCATAACCCTTGGAGTAACTGTCGTAGCGAGCAACAACTCGTTTCTTCTGGTCCTGCGCGGCCAGCGTTAGCCGGCGAACTTCAGGTTGGACCTGATACGTCCAAGCAAGGAACTCAGTCAGCTTACCAAAGAAGATCCACTCGTTCGCACGAGCAGTCGTCAAGCTGTATCGGCTGGCAATCGCCTGCATCAGACGAATGTATGCCTTCGGACTAAACGTCATTCCGTTCGCAATCTCAGGGGACATGAAATAGTGAATCGTGTCGCCTGAACCCGGACATGTCGCATCACGCTCAACACTTGTTGCGTTTAAAATCGGGTTGATCCGATCCCGTGTCCGCTGGCTCGTGAACACGTCTAACCCGTTCACATCCATCGACATCGGACGACCATGAACAATGTCTGTCATGTCGTAGAAAATGTTCTTTACAACCTGTAGGTCTTCACCGCACACGATCGCTTCTGCCGATGCGTTGATCCACGGGCCATTCGCTCCACTAGCAAACACACTTCCATACCCACTGTCGTAGAAAATGTCGTAGTCAGTGTCCGATCGGTTCCAAGTTACGTTGTACCCAATCATAGCATCGACCAGTTTTTCCTCGCGGTAGAGGTCGTGAGCATCACGCAACTTCGGAATCTGCTGCATTAAGTATCCGTTTGGATCCTTGCACATTGCTTCACGAGTAAACGCTACCCCGGCAGCAACAGCCTTTCCATTCGGATGCTGCAACCAGTCAGTCGAAAGCCCGTAATCAGGGCCAGCTTCCAACTCGCCAACTTCATGAACCTTGATGTCGCTGAATGCACCGAAGTCCTTGTAAGACTCTTCGCACTCGCCACGAGATTCCGTACCGACCATGTTGCTGATCATGTACTCTTCGCGTGGATTTTCACGCAGGCTGTTCCGGATAACGATCTGCGCCATCTTGTTGAACGTGCCACTTGTGATGATCGCTTCCATCGCATCATCCGAAACACCGTTCTCGGATGTTCGACGACGCCAATCAGGACCAAAGTCCGATTCCAGACATGCTGTCAAGTCGATGTCAGCAGGCTTTACTGACTTAGCTTCTATCGCACCCTGCAGCGACTCCAACACGTCGGACTCTTTGTGCTTCTTCATGTCGCGAAGAAGTTTTTCAGTCAATTGGCGATTCGCCATGATGCAATTCCTGTACAAAAAACTAGAGATTTTCGACACATCACCAATGACATGCTTATGTTGAGAACTCAACCTCAGCGTACGCAACAGAATCAGCACCGCTTGATTTCACAGCGCGAAACACAATGTCAGCACCAGTTGTTGTTTTCTGGATCGTGTTGTTGGACAACAGATTCGATCCAGCAACTTTGCCGAACGTGAATCCCTGACCAATGATCCATGTGGTCGGTGCCGCTGCTCCAGCCGTGTCTACAATCTTGTAGGCACGACGGAACGATGATCCGGTGCGACGCCACGCAACTGGAATGCTCGTCGGTGCGTCATTGCACACGCCGGCGTCAGAATCTACTTCCTGCAGACTGACCCCAATCAACTTTGCCGCTGCAGCAACCTGAGTCGTACTCAAATTCGTGTCCCACGCCTGATCCGTTTGGATCAACGCGGCCGTTAGAACTCCCGTGGTTGTGTCCGAACCTAGGAAATCCCCAGGACAAACATCGACAAGAGTCGCAGGCAAAGACAACGTACGAATGTCCGTGTCATCAGGAACATGACCGTACTGGTTCATTACATCGAGGCACCGTGGCATTTCGTCACTCCAAAAACACAAAGATCAATTTTGAATTCAAAAGCCCGTACGGCGGTTCAAGACACTTTCAGACCGAGCGACTTGTATATGTCGTAAGAAGCAGAAGCCTTCGACTCTTTGTTCTTCCGAGTTGGCACGTATGCCGGCTTCTTTTCTTCGACTTCTTCCTTGATGACGACTTCCTCGTCAACTTCGACTTCTTCTTCGTCAGGTGCGTCAACCAGCATCGGAGATAACTTAGCCAAAACACCTGTGAATTTCTTGCGGGTATCCGCCTTCATCTCACAAGCACACTCGACGATTTCGCCAAGTAGTTCACTCTCGATCTCAACCCCCTCAAACGCATCGCTGACTTCTTTCTCCACTTCAGACTTCAGTTTGGCGGCTGCATTCGCAGACTCCAATGCATCCAGACGAACCTTCAGGTCGGCCGCTTCCTTTTTGGCAGCGTCCAACTCTGCTTGTTCCGTGACTGACTTCGAGTTGTCTTTCAACAACTCTGTTACAAGTTCAGGATGCTTTTCGCGTAGGGTCTTGAGATCCATTGTTTCATCTTCCTCAGATTCAAAAATTCCGTCCGTCGTGCCGGGCCGCGTCACAACGTCAAGAGAACGCAATACCTCAATTGACTCAATAACCTGATCGCCTGTCTTATTCCGACGACCATCGTCCGCATACTTCACTGCAGAGTTGATGCTCATTCCAAAAGTGTTCGGAGCGAACAACACGTCCCAAATAAATTGCTCGGCGACCTGATTCTTCGGGTTGAAGTGGATGTCGCCAAAATGTCCCTGTCCAGGAACATACTTCACTTCCTTGCCGACGACGCCAAACTTATCCTTGTAGGATCGTGCGTCCGTCGCCGTCTTCGGATGGTCAATGTATATCGCAGCGCCCGAAAGCAACTTCTGGGCTGACACACGAACACCAGGTGTGTCGTAGTCTCGCCTGTTCTTTGAACGAATCCCTAACAACTTCACCCCACGGATGATTCCCTTCTCGCGATCAATGCGTTCTTCGGCAATTGCCTCAAATGCATCTTCGGTTTCAAGGGCGTCATTCACTTTTAAGGTTCCGGTGGTGGAGGCGGAGGTGGTGGCTTCTTTTTATTTTTGTTGCAAGCGCACATTTTTCATTTTCCCGTTTCAGCGTTTCGCCGAAATCAAGTGACTTCGTTTGTAAGTACACCTTTTCAGTTGTGCAACTCATTTCTGTATAATTTTTTCCGGATTTCCTTTCGAGACCCCTTTTTCCTTCATTGGGTCGGTTTTCTTCTTCGTCACAGGCCCTGGCATCGACGCAGTCGTCGCTAAACTGCTGCCCTTTGGTAAATCCAGTTCATTTTTCAACTCCGACTGTCGTTGAGCCTGTTCAGACTCCCGCTCCTTGCCCTCCTCGGCCAGCAACGTCTTGCCTGATAGTTCTCCTCGGTCGTACAACTCCTTGTTGACGTCGAAGTCTTCCGCGCGGTTCCTCGTCTGTACCCTCGGTGGCTTAATATGAAGCACGATGTCATCGATATCCGCGTCAGTGATGTCTTCAACACCTCTCAATGCAGCGTATCGCAACGCCTGCATCAGGATAACCTCGTCCTCCGCGACCATCTGGGACTGTTCGAATCGCATTCCCTTATGAAACGGCCCCTCCGATACCAGCGTCGATGCAAAGTTCCCCTGTGATACGTCCGCAGACAGCATAAACTCAGGAATTTTCATCCCGGCAGAGCACGCGCGCAGAAGACTCGTCAGAACTTCGATCTGATTACTGTTACCCGCGCCTGTCTCCGGGAACTCATATGTGATCGTGCCGGGGACTGTAACCACGGATGCGGCCGGGAAGTCAAAACTCTCCCGCTGACCTGCAGATCCATCCCCCGTCTGCTGTGATGCAAGCCAGCTTCGCACCTGATCCGCTCCTTGGCTGGCGTTTATCGTCCGGATCGCACCATACGCCGCCTGAAACGTCGATACTCGCATCAGGTTTGCCAGCAACTTCTTGGCAAAGATCATTTCCTCACGCACAGGCCAAAATAGCGTCAATCCCCGTGGATCGTTCGCTAAAACATTCCGCTTGCGGTGCTGAACTGCCACTTTCCCTGAATTTAGGCTCTCAGGTGCAGGTACTGCGCCCATCTGAGAAACATAACGTAGATCAGGGAACCAGTCGCTCTCAATGAAATATGCGACAGGCCTGTACCTGATGTCGTTCGTACGCCGCACACCAAATAAGTCGATGAACGGATATGGCGACGGATTGTCACCCGCATTCGAGTCCTGATACTGGCTGTTCGGGTCTTCCTCAAGATCAGTCGGTTCCGCGAAATAAACTCGCAAAATCCCGTCGTCGTCGTAGTACAGAAGGTCAAATACCTCCCCGTGACGGTCGCAACGGTGACTCACCTCCGACTGACGGAGCTTCCAATTGTTCTCTTTCTGCCACTTCTCAAGGAATCGCTCTGCGTTCTTCACAGCCTTTGCATTCGGATTCGCCTCGTTCTTCGGCTTCACCGTGACGACGTGACCCGTGTCCGCAATGTAGTACGCCCTGTTGTCCTTCGCGTTTGAGCCCCAACACACTCTCGACAAGCTGTCGCCCAACGTCATGACCCGGTTTACGCCCAGCGTCCCCTCAGTGATGTCGTATGGCTCCTCGCCTCCGTGCGGAAACGTGTCGTCGCCCTCGTCGTTCTGCCTAGAGTAACCCGTTCCCAACTCCTCCATAATCTGGCGAGCGACTTTCGACGCAGATATGGCGAATAATTCGTGCTCGATGGAATACGACGTGGATTGATTTACTCGATTGATCATTTTGAATTCTCCTGAAACCATATTAAAGGGTTTCAGTGATTTCGCAAATGCAAACAAGCCTATTTTACTCGAAGTCTGACCACCAGCTACTCTTACTTCGCACGAAATGTGCATGATGCCCGGCGTACGGCATCGGGATCATCGTCTGACAGCACAGGACACTGACCGTCTGAATCATCACGAAGATTATCATCTCCGGGTCTTTTGATGAACAAGATTTACACTTCTTAGGCATGGTCTATCTCACAAAATTGTCCGTACGCCAAAGCCATCAAAAACGGATTTTCCTTGACAAACTTCTCCGTCACTCCCCTAAACCCAATCGACTCACAGTGATCAGCGATCTCTTTGCATCGCAGTTTCAACACCACCAAATACGCCTGCCGCAGTTCCTCTTCTTTCTCCCAATACTCTTTCTCAAGCACACCCATCTCTGCGTCACTCATCTCACTGACAGGTTCGTTTTTCATCATGGCTGACGCTCTTTTTATCAGCCTGAAACTCCAATACAAAATATCGTCGATCGGTGCGTCCATCTTGTCGTCAGGGCTAATTGTCATCGCGATCCTCCACTGGAATAAGATTGCTAAACTTATCCGTCTGCAACTCTTCGTCGTGCCAGTATCGCTCTGGGACACAATTGTCGCTGCATCGCGGGCATGACTCTACGCTCGGCGAAAACCTGTCTCGCGTCGGTTCCGCCCATCTGTACTTGCACTCGTAACATGTGAATGCGCGCCAGCCTGTGCGGAGGGTGAGTTTGTTGGGGAGTTTCTGTCCGTCCTTCACTTACGCAATTCCTTATAATACCGTTCCAAATGTCCCGGTAACTGCAACGCCATGTCCAGTGCGTCAATCGCGTCGTCATGCTTGCCCACACCGGGCATTCCATCCCAGTTCCTGAACTGGTTCAACAGCAATGAAGTACTAGGGTTATCAATTAACCTGAATTCTCTTCGCCGAAGAGGGCCGTCAAGCCTCCTGATTCGCATCTCTTTCTTCAACATGTCCTGAACCGGGATGATAATTCCCCCAGATCGAAGATACTTGCTGAGAGCATAGTCAGGATGGGCCGCTGCGTAGTGCATAATCAAATCAATGAAGATCGACTGGAACTGAAGTGCCTCAATCCCAATCAGGTCTCCAGATCTGATGCTGTGATGCTCCTGATTCGTGAATAAAAAAAGATCCTCAACTATCTGGCCCGGTGGTCGTCGCTTTACGTCCGCATCGACGTATTTCAATTCGGAATTCTGCGCAACACAGATGATCGCCGAGTAATCTCCCTTGTGCTGATGCTTCCCTTTGCTCGCATCAACCGAAAACATCCGCACAACGTCGCTTGCATGCCTCGGAACAGGATACTGCTCAAACGGAACTAACAGGTCAATAAACAGATCGCGGTTCCACTCCGTTCCAGTAATGCTCGATGCCAACCAGTTCCCGTGAAGATACCTGTCCCGCTCTGAATCAGAAAGCTGCATGAGCCTCTGTCGGTAACTTGGATCCGCCTGCATCAGAACCTGATTGTCGTTCAATGTCGCAGGAATAAATGTCGCCGATGTCGTCTCAAGAACTCCATCATCGTCGTACGTCGGCTCGTCTGACCATATAAACTCCTCTCCCAGTGTCTTGAAATATCGGATCACTCCTGATCTGTCTTTGATCGGATATCCACTGACAGGGTCGATCCACCAATACAGAAATTTATACAACCAACTCGATGCGTCAGGATTGCATGTGGCTCTCAGTGTTGCCTTGATCCCTGACTTCGATCTGCACCTCCCCCACAAAAACATCACCTGCGACTGCTCGAATTGTGCGCATTCATCGAAACCAACAAAGTCTAACTGCGAACCCTGATAGTTGTTCAAGTCTTTAGTGAACTGCAAACTGCTCAGGTTTATCTTGGCTCCACTCGGAAACCTCCACTGCGCTGATGTGTTGTTGTAAATCGCACCCAGCTTCTCGTAGTTGTTCCGGCATTCATCCAAAAGACCACCAGGTGAACTTATCTGCGGATATGTCCTCCTGAAGATCGCTCCCCGAAACGAATGCACCGCAGACGGACCCTGACAGTGCCGCAATGGGTCAAG